TTCCTGAAGATAATCCCGAAACAGGCAAAGCAAGTTTGATTTTTCCAGCACTTCTTACATAAGCGTAAGTCATGTCATTTTCTGCAGATACGCCAGCCGCTATTACTACAGCGTTCTGTAGTGATTGGGTGGCGAAGGTGCCAGCTGCTTGAGCCGAGCCTACAAAGTTAGCATCAGTTAGAATCTCATCTTCTGTTGCTTCAGTTAGTGCAGTATTAGCCAAAGGCACTACGGCACCATTTCTCATCGTTAATTGTGAATAACTATCAACATTTGCCATAATAAACACCTCACAGTTTGATTCCCGCACCTAATAAGGGCTTCATAATATCCGAATTAATTCGGTTTATAGGACGCCTTAAAAGACGCTTTCCTACGTTAAATGTTATTGCCGTTGTAGCGGCACCGACTGCCATTGGAATAATATTTTTCTGCAGATTCATTGCCATTGATGAAGTCGCTAAACCTGGACTTTGAACAATATCTGTTAAAGAAATTGCATCAGCACCTGATGTTTCATACATTCCTGAAGATTCAATAAATGTACTGGTTAGGTCGCCTTGACCTGAAATAAAACCAGCTATACCTGTTCCAGCAATACCTCTTGAAAGGATTTCTGCATAGGTTAGAGATTCTAAAGCGTTCAATAGTTTGAAGGATTTCCTTCGTCTTACTCTGGTCGTTTTTCTGCGTGCCATATACGATGTCGGCTTTCATGAAGCCTTATTATTCTTGTTTCTCAAAAAGCCCTTTTTCATCTCTTTTTAATTCAATTCTTTTTGGATTTTGTTGATTTGTAGCCATATTTGATATTAATCCAGCTATTGCGGCCTGAACCGGATTGATTGGTTCTCCACTAGAGACTAAGCCTGTTGATTGAATAGCAGCAGCCAATTTTTGATCCAGCGATTCTTCTAAAATTGCCACTTCTTCTCTAAGAAATACTTGTAATTGAGACAAACCCCAAAGAATGACAAATATCTCAATAATAGTGCAAATAATCAATACTAGGTCGGGAACCATACCCGAAACGCACCGTAAGCGACTCTAAAAAGTTTATTTTGTATCTATATAATAATAATAATAGATTATTCATAATAATAATAATAATAATAGGTATAATGTAATAATTAATGACATTACATAACATTGCTGTAATAATTACAGTTATAACCCCCTACGGCTTCGGATTATCATGCAAAACACACGCCCGCACACGCCTGAAGAAGAAATTGTAACCGGATTTATTTTACCGGACGGTTCAAAGATAATTTTCTATAAATCGGATTTTGAAAAATTGAAAACATTAGGTGAAGAAGAATGATTCGTATTAGAGTTAGTGATTTTAACAAAGATACAAGTAAAATGAAAAATTATACACGAATATTCAAAAAATATTATAATATAATTTATTCAGAATTGTCATGGGAAAATACAGCTGGGATTTCTGAAGAACAAAAACAATTCATAATTGACCCTTTCGCCAGAAATTGTGAATGGGCTTATCCTCACACAAATGACATTAATCCTGAAACTAAAGCCCAGTACAATATGGACGCTTTGGATTTCTTAGACATGCATGAGCCTGGCTCATTTGCCATTGGCCTATTAGACCCCCCGTTTTCGCCTAGAATGGAAAAGGACAAGTATGGAACATCCAATTTATATGCTTCAGATTCAGCACATATGAGAGCAATCGAACGAGCATTAGGTAACACAATTGAAACTAATGGATTCATAATAAAATTGGGTTACAATTCTAGTAGCCCTCATCCTTCGTTTCAATTTCATGACGGACAAGTATGGAATCTTGGTGCATGTCGAAATGACATAATATGTTCAGTATGGAAAAAAATGAATACATCTGTTGAGGATTGGTTATGAAATCCCAGGATCAAAAATTGTTTACTTTCTATAGTAATGAAGAACATAGAGGAATGGAAATGTTCTGCGATATGTGCAATTCTCAATGGCCTAAATGGTATTATAGAATATCTAAGGAAGATAAATACCCTTCATACTGTATATGCAAACCATGTATGGATGAAATTGAATGGGAGATGAAATCATGAATCTAAGATGTTCAAAATGCCAATTAGTTTTTCTTGTGAATACTTTTGAAGATGTTAGAATTATTCAGGCAATGTCGTGTTCAGCTGGTGCGGGTCATACATTAAACGAGGTCGTATAATGTCGAGAATAATAAAAACAGTTTCTTTAGATAAAGAATCAGATGAAATCGCTTCTAAAATGGGTAATTTTTCTAAATGGGTTAGAAATGAATTAAAGAAACATGCTCATACAATATCTTTTGAACATACAAATAAGGAATTATTTATGAAACAAGGCATTTGTAATCCGAATAATTCTCCAAGATGTGCAATATGTTATCCTTACGGCAAACCATATTCAGCAGATATTAAGTTCTTTAATCAAGGTCTAATTACAAAAGAAAGACTTCAAGAATTGGCTAAAATTAGATATGAAGGAATAATAGAGAAGCCTAAGACAACGATTATTGAATCCGAGCGTTTAGACCCCCCTATGAGGCCAGTAAAAGAACGTAAATACATAAGACGTGCTTTGAAGTATATTTGGTCGTTCATTTAGGCTCTATCCGAGTAATGCATCAATATCATCAGGAATGCCGTTTTGATTTCTGTCATTTGGGTCAATTGGTTCAGCTGGTGGTGGAAAAAATGGAGAAGAAAAGGGCGGGGTGTAATTTGGGTTTGATGGTGGCAATGGAAATAATCCATATCCGCCCTCTGGCACATTATCAATAGGATTAGAAATAATAGTTTCAACATCGTCTGCAGATATTGGAGAAACTTCAATAAATTGTTGAGGGTTTCTTAACCCCAGTACATCTATCATAAATCCAATTGCCGCAGATACAGGACTTTCTTTCATTCTAAATCCTCATCATCAAAGCAGTCTCTAGTAGCAGTAATTAAACCAATAATTGCTGTAGTCAAAACAATTGTATTAAGTAAATTATTGGACATTAAATAAATCTCCTAATCTGTAAATCTGTAATGCAATAAAAGTGGTTGTTGATGGTTTTTGATTTTCCATTATTAATTGCCCTGCTTCATCTAATCCGTATTCAACACCTTCAACGACAATAGAGCCACCAGCCGCACCTACAGCCGCACCAGGAATGCCGCCAAAGAATAAACCGATTAAACCCCCTATTCCAGCACCAACAAGATTTTGAGTTTCTAACCAATCATTCAATTGAGCATTACTTAACCCGTCAGTAATTTCTCTCCAATCAGGGTCAAGATATCTGTCTAAAAATATTCCAACGCTTGCGAATATTAATGCCATTGCTGTATTATCAGATAATAACGAAACTACAGGATTAGAGATTTTGTTGAATTGATAAGCACCCGCAACATCTGAAACCAGCTGTCTTTCATATGTTCCCAGAGTAATTCTATGTTCAATTACTTCAGAAGTAGGCTTTCTAGGCATAATTTTTGATCCCCACACAATTAGTAATTTTCAACACTACATTCATACGCTATTGCTCTATATTCCATAGTTCCATTGAAATTAACTGTAGGTGCATATGCAAGTAACATAGACCCAGGAGGAACAATGATTTCAGTAAATTGACCCTTTGTCGGTAATGCAGCAAATGTTAATGGGTTCACAACCGTTGAACCTGTTACAGAAGCGTTAATTAATCCTAAAACAAACACTTGATTATCAAGAATGCTATACGAACCATCAATTAATGATGAAGTTTGAGTAGGCAATATTGCTACATTAATTTCAGTATTAGCGGAATTAGTTCCATTGAATACTGCTAAGGCTGTAACTTTTACTGCTTTATCAGCTGGTGCTTGAAATATAGGATAACCAAACGCTGCATCTAATTGTGGGGCGGTGGTTGAATAATAACGAAACTTTCCTAAAGAAGCCATTTAATCACTTCTCGCACATTCGCATAATTTCTCTCATTCTTTTTACGCCCATGAGTTCAGTATCATAAAGCAATTTAACTGCTTTCTTAACTGCAGATTTCTCGGACATAGACATTATTTTGAATCTAGCCCTTGCTCTCTTACTTACAGCCATTTAATCACCTAAGCATCAGTTCTGAATACTACTCTTGTATTAAGAGCAATAGAAGCCATACAGCGTTGATAAAGTCCTGTATCAACAGCTGGGTCGTTTGGGGTTACTGAGCCAATTGGTGTGCCAGAGCCGTTTAAGAAATAGACAGGACTGCTGAAATTAGCCGCATTATTTCCGCCCATAGCGAAAGCATGAGTTACGGTGCGACCTTGCAGGGTTTCACCGATTGATTGACCAGTTAGGACAGATACTAACTCATGCTCTCCAGCGCCAGCAGGGGTTACAGCAAAGCAATGATATTCACCACTTGAGCAAGCAACAGACAAACCGACTTCTCTATCTCCTACAGCGTTAGCCATAGCCACGACTGAATCTCCTGAAACTAATTGTTTTGGATAAGGCAATGTTCCTGGTAATCCCATTCCTGAAGATAATCCCGAAACAGGCAAAGCAAGTTTGATTTTTCCAGCACTTCTTACATAAGCGTAAGTCATGTCATTTTCTGCAG